ATTAATGAGGAGATTAGAAATGAAATTACATAAAGATTATGAAAAATATATTCAGCATAGCAAAGCTGGGGCATTACAATTAATAGCCGATATTGCCTTTGATTATGATGGATACAATACTGTATCTAAACTGAAACAACTAATTGATGAATTAAAGGCAATCGCTTTACTGGGTTTGAAGCAAAAAGAATAATCTACTAAAAGAGGATTTTCCGTAAATCTGGCATTGGTGGACTCTGATGGTCTCCGTATTTATACATAGTTATTGCAAAATGTAATCACTTGGGAATAGATAATATACATTTTTGTTAATACTAGACAAGCTTTTAGTCATAGTTGACTAAAACCGTAGTATTTTTGATAAAAGTCATGACTATTTTAGACTGTTCGGAATTACCAGATAGTTCACAATTAACCTCACTACTATGGACAGATACAGGAAGTTTAATGTATTAAATCAAGAAAGGAGGTAATAACAAATGGGTGGTCTTTTATTTGGTGGACTCATGATGTTTCTAATCGGATTAGTTTGCGGTTGGTTCCAATTACCCTGGGGCTAAAAGTAAATTAAATAATTATTAAATGAAAGGAGATTTATTATGCATAATTTAATTGGAGTGCTATTCGGAGCTTTCATAGCTCTTATGATTGCTCTAATTTTTGGTGTAGAAATACCGTGGCTATAAAAAAGTAAATAAGAAAGGAAGGTGATATTAATGCTATTAGAATTGTTAAAGAAAATTATATCAACTATCTCTCCACAGTTGAGAGAATATATCAAGGATATGCTAACTAAAATGGAAGCTAAAGCCAAAGAAACAGATAATCCATTAGATGATGTTTTAGTTTTAGTTTTGAGAATATTGTTTAACGTTTAGGAGGACATCAATTGCCAGTTGAAAAAGACGTTGGCTGTAATTTCTCCCCCCGGTAGCTGGAACCGGAATAATGCCCAGCTTTCATTTTTTTCCTCCTGCAAGAAGAGTCAGTGTAAAAGCTGGCTCTTTTTGTTTTGTATACCCCCACAGGGTATAAAATGACCCCTATTTTGTATGAAAATTCGTTAATCTTGCTATATATACATAACTTCATAAGCGAGACCCCTTGATCCCCCTTAAAACGCAAAATTTTAGCTTTTTGTATAGTTTGCACAAAAATAAACTAATATACTACTATTTTATTGCTATTTCTTTGGTTATATATACGAATTTTCATTTATTTTCAAAATAATGCTTGACAAAATTAATTTCCTTATGGTAAAATTAGGCATGATTAAAAATATAAGAATCCAAAAGTTAATAGAGATTAGTATTAGAAAACATTTCAACTATGTAACTATGTGCCATTTGTTAGGCATTGGTACGACTACCTGGTTTCGTTGGATCAATGGGAAAGCCAACCCAACTAATAGAAGCATCATAGAAAAGATTGATAAGGTTATAAGCGAACATCAATAAATTTTGGAGGATATAATGCTTTCACAAAAAACATTCATTAAGTTAATGGAATGGAAAAGCTGGACTCCGATAGATAAAGGAACAAGGCAATTTTCTTTAAAGGGATTAAAATATTATCTAACATTCAAAGATCATGAAAGTTTTGAATGTTTATGTAATAAAGAAAATAGAGATAGGATTTTAAATACCGGGGGATAAAATGAAAAAATTGCTAAAATTCCCATATTAGCTAAAATCGAATAAGTGGGGATTTTCAGGGCTTTCGTTATTTTAGGCTTTTTTTAACGTCTCATAATATATCATATGGTTACCTATTGGTTACCATAGGGTAAACATCTAAAATAGAATAGTTAAGTTAAAAAGCTTTGAGAATCGCAAGATTTTCAGGGCTTGTTTTATTTTAATCATGCCTGCCCTGTGGCGTTCTGGCGTCAGGTAAGCATCTTTAACTTCCAGAAGGTTGCACGATAGCAGATAAGGAAAGATGTCGGATGGGTACAGGGTGGGGAATCCTGTCAGGGCAGGCAAATAAATATCAAGCCTCCGCAAGGTTGAGTTAGGGCTTTTCCCTCCGGCAGGGGGCTTTGCGTCCTGGCTATAAGGACCTAAACGGAGGCTTGTAAAAAAAGGGGGGTGAAAAATTGAAAGAAGAAAAGTTAGAGCAATTGAGGGTGGTTTTTAAAGAAAGCATATCGAAGTCTATTTCTGATTTAAAATATCTGAATATAGTTGATGAAGATTTTGATATTGAAAATTATTCTAAAAAAATAGCTAATCAATTAGTCTATGAAGTCCAAATCCGAATCAATAGCAAGTAAGGGGGTGATTCTGTGACTTTTGTTTACATTGTTTTTGCCTGGTTAATATTAATGATCGCTTGGAATATCTATAAAGGCAAGAAAGAGAAAGAAATTATATTAGTAAAGGGGGGATGCAGAAATATTTTAATGGGCGCTATCGATGGTAAAGGAAAATTTTAATTAAGGGGAGGAAAAGTAATGAAAATATTAAATCTAAAAAGTGAAAACGTAAAAGGAATTAAAGTGATTGATATAACACCAAAAGATAATATGGTGATTATATCCGGCAAGAATGGAGCGGGGAAAACATCTGCAATTGACTCGTTATGGTATGCCTTATTATGGAAAGCAGGATCAAAAGGCGTACCTATGCCTATTAGAAAAGGGGCAAAGTTTGCCGATATTCAAGTAACTTTATGCGAGGATTTAACAGATGATGAAATTACACAAGGTAAAATCCCGGAACCTTTGTTTATTATAAATAGAAATTGGACAGCGAATGATAAGACATACCTAAAGGTAACTAACGGAAAAGGACTGGTATATACTTCTCCGCAAAAGTTATTGGATGATTTTATAGGATTTTTGAGTGTTGACCCGCGGAAGTTTACAACGATGAGTGGAAAAGAGCATAGAGATATACTTATTAATTTAACCGGACTTAATGTTGATGAGATAGAAGCAAGGATTGCTGATCTTAGAGAACAAAGAACGATAAAAGGCAGAGAGGTTAAATTATTATCCGGAGAGAGAGAACCAATAACGATTGAAGATTTACCGGAAAAAGTAATATCAATCACCGACATTAATAATGAATTACAAGAGGCAATGATAGTTAATACCAAAATTGACGAAGCAACCAGAAACAAAGAGCAATCACTAAAAGAAATAGAAAGGTTAAAAACTCTTGTTAATAATTGCGAAAATTACTTGCAGGCAAACAAAAGAATTCCCGTTGATTCTTTAAAGGAAAAACTTAATAATTCACAGGAGATAAATGAACAGGTAAGGGCAAGGGAACGTAATAGAATAGCAGATGAAAAGAAAAACAAAGCACAGGCCGAATATGATAAATTTACCCAGAACATAGAAGGGGAAACCGCTAAATTAGAAAAAGGCCTAAAGGAAAACTGGCACAAGATCCCAGATCAGAAACTAAGTCTAACCGAAACAGATATCGCTTATGACGATATTCCATTCTCTCAAATATCCTTTTCAGAACAATTAAGGGTTGCCATGAAAATAGCGATGGTTTCAAGTAAAAAGTTAAACGTTGTAAGTATTTCGGATTACACGCTATTAGATGATGAAAATAAGGAAATAATTCGTCAGATGGCGAAAGAGTTCAATTGCCAGGTTTGGGTCGAAGAAGTAGACGATACTGGAACTAAAGGATTTTACATCGAAGATGGGGAGGTAAAAGCCGAAAACGAAGATGTACCGTTTTAATGTGATAGAAAATTTTAATTAAGGGGGAAAAAGTAAATGAAAGAATTAACGCCAGAACAGGAAAGTCTAATCGGTGATGACGCATACCATGAGAAAAAGTTAGCAGAGGATATAGCCAAAGAGGAAAAGAAATATAAAAAAATCCCGATTGACCCTAAGCGCTTTGACCAGATACTAATAAAGATAGGGAGGAAAAAACATGACCCTAAAACTGTTAGCTAAAGGATTGGCTAAAATGAACGGTCTGAATGTAGAACAACAACTTGAGCTATTAAAGCAAAGACAGGAAGATATTAAACTAAATGGTTACTTCACTGCATTCGTTATGGACAAGATAAGGCAGGAAAAAAATAAAAAATTAGGGGGGGGAATATTAAGATGAAATGTCCGTATGTAACTAATCCAGAATTAATTGATAGAACGTTTAATGAAGAGATAAATTATAAAGATTTAGGTGGTAAAGAAGATTATGTATTTTTTGATCATGATGATGGAGGGGGAAATATTACGAGAGTACAATTTTGTGATTTAATTGGGCGGAAAAAAGATGTTTTTGAATGTTTTAACGAAAATGAATGGAAAAATTGTTTTGCCTATAAAAGTGGGGCTAAAAACAAAATGAGGGAGGCAACCAATGTTCCTTAACATAATCTTTGCACTATTTATCTTGATGATAGTCAAGACTGCCTGGCTACTACATAAGGAAAATGAAGTAGTAGAGGTCACAATTTGTGACCTTAAAATAACACACGAAGGGGGTAGGCCTATGAAGCATTTTAACGGTAGATTTTTTTGGTAAGAAATATTAAGTAAGGGGAGGAAAAAGAAATGGTTAATGTTGATGTATTTAAAACTACTATCGAAGATGACTTGAAGGAAATCGCTAAAGCTAAATTGGATATCTTAATCTTGCAAAGGCAAAATGATACGCTTTGCAAAACAAACAATGAAGAGATTAAAAAGATAACTGAGGCAATTGGAAATAGGGAACTTTCATTAGAAGAAAACTTATCGAAGTCAGGCGAGAAGAAAATTGAGACTTCTGCGGGCTGGTGTGCTTTTCGGGTTATGCCAGATAGCTGGGAATATGATATTCCTAAACTAATTATGTGGGCAAAAGATGATGATGAAAGGAGAATTAGATATCTCAAAGTAGTTGAGGAATTTAAGAAAGCACAATTAAAAAAAGATTATGCCGATGGCTTAATAGGACACGATGATGTATGCGATGAAGGCCTGACTATCACACCACAAGAGCCTAAATTTAATTACAAGCTGAATGGAGGGTTATGATGACCCTAAAACTATTAGCTAAAGGGCTGGCTAAAATGAACGGTCTGAATGTAGAACAACAACTTGAGCTATTAAAGCAAAGACAGGAAGATATTAAACTAAATGGTTACTTCACTGCATTCGTAATGGATCGAATAAGGCAGGAAGAAAATAAAAAATTAGGAGGAAATGGAAATGAACGGTGATGGTAAATTCGATAAAGGTAGATATACAACGATACCTGAAACAAAGAATATTAAATTACCCATAGGGGGAAAAATAAGATTAGGTATTAAGGTTAAGAACGAACAAGGCATAGAACATCCACTTGAACTCAAATATTTTGTATGCCCAAAAGAAGTAACAAAAATCTACGGAGAAGAACCGACAGAATTAATCGTATTTTTTCCGAGAGCCAATAGGGAAGAAGTGTTTCCGCAATGTTACGAAAAATACGGAGGCAATGAAGCCCTGTTATGTCAGGGAGATGGCGATGTATCAAAAACCGCACAAAAACTTAACCTGGAAAATGGTAGATGGGAAGAAGTTAAATGCCCTTGTGAGCATTATGGACCCTACGATAAAAAAACTAAAATCGGTGGTTGTGTAAAATCGGGATATTTAAAATTTATGATGCCTTCGGTTTCAATAGGTACTTTCTATCAATGTAGAGTTGGGGGAACGGTATCAATAGAAGAATGCAATAGTGCTTTTGAATTGGCTAATAAGACTACCGGCGGTTGCTGGGCTATGATACCTTTCAGAATGAGGAGAGTATTAAAGAAACTGAAAATACCGGGAACTGCAAAGATGAAGGATCATTGGGTAGTTACTCTTGAAATCGCTGCAAGCGTTGAAGAAATTAGGAGAGTGGCAAACGGTGAAATATTATATTTAGGTCAGCAGAAAAATGGCCAATATGAACTTGAAGCCACTGAATTGCCATTAATAAATAACGCATACGTTGCAGAGGAAACAGAAGAAGAGACTAAAGCACGAGAGGAAGAAACTGTTAAGAAACAGGAAGCGTTAAATAAGGAATACGAGGAAATCAACAAGCGACAGGCTGAACTTAAAAAGCAGATAGAGGCAGGCAAAACTTCCATTAGAACTCCAGAAGAAGCACAGAAAATAGCTGATAAAAGAAAGGAAATACTTGCAGATATTGAAGAACTTGCAAAGGAATATGGCTTGAATACTTGGGGCGATATTATTGATGTTGCAGTGAGATATAAAATTTTCTTCGAGGGTATAGTTGCATCGCAGGCCAAAACGTATATCGTGGATCACCCAGAAAAGCTGATAGAACTACAAAAGGTAATTAAGGAAGACCAGGAAATCACCGACCAGGATATCCCAGGAAGCAGTATTAATAACGCAATCCCATTCAGAGGCAAGGCAAAGGCTACTGAGTAACTTTTTCATTTTTATACACTCCAGGGGCAGGTGAAAGTCCTGCCCTGCAATTATATTTTATATTTTATTAGTTATTGAAACCCAAGTAGGGGAAATTACAAAGGGTTTAAAAACAGAATACAATAATTTGTCTATAACTAAATCATAGAGGGTTTGGGTAATTCCCCGATTATATATAAATTAAAATTAACAATATCACAAAGGAGAGGGTTTGTCTGTTCCTATCTCCTTTAATAAGGAGGCAACCCATGCCTAAAGAAGTCTGGATTAAAGAAACGGTCGAGTATTACGTTGAAGGTAACAAGATACATTTTAAGGGCAAGAGTCAGTTAGCCTGTTGGCTTGCTGAGCATAATAGTCGAGCAAGAATGAAGGAAATATTAAAGTCAGGAAAGCCCGGGACAATCCAGGTTAAGTGGGTTAAGTAAAAATATAAAAGGAGGTAAAGGAAATGAAATTTAAATTAGGGCAGAAGATCAAGTATAAAAGGGTGATACGGAAAGTTGTTTTTGATATAGAAAAAAAAGATTTTGATGATGTCGAAATAGTTAGAGTAAGCAAAATAAAAATAGTTGAACTTAGTAAGGAAAGATCCGGATTTATTGTTGGAAAAAGACGTCTAGCAGAAAAAGCCGAATATACATTTAATGATGATGACCCGAATTGCTTTGGCCATATCGAACACGAAAAAACAGAAACAAAGGAAGTTTATAAGGTTGCCTATGATATGGCACATACCAATTATGTTTTAGAAGAAGATTTAAAGGAGGTAACCTAAAAGTATGTTTATCAGAAATATATATTTTTTGATAGAATTGGCAGCGATATTAATTCTTGTTATTGGGTTATTTCTTTATATTAGGAGGAAAATCTAAAATGTCAATCAAATTATACAAAACTGTCGAGGACTGGTGGAATGATTTAGATTACGATTTAAAGGTCGAGTTAATGGCGAATGAGTATCCTGATGAGGCATATTTAATTGAAGTAGAGGAAATTTGGAACGGGTTAAACTGGGAAGAAAGGTACGAGATTTATAGCAAGAGTGATAACGAAGTCGAGTTAACCGATGAGGAGAAAGATGCTATTGAGGGCGACATTGAGGCACATCGGAAGATGGTAGAGGGGGAGATAGAGTGAGTATAGCAGATTTTAACAGAGGTTTAGATGACGCTTATATGGGAACTTTTAGACATAAATACCTAAATAATTCTGATTATATTGAAGGTCTTGAATATGGAGAAGATATCGAAAGAGAGCATGACTATGAAGAAGCGATAAAAAAAGATTATGAAGAGTATATGAAAAGAAAACAAGAAGAAGATTATAAGGAAATGGTAGAGGGGGAGGAGATAGAATGGAATTAACAAAGGAAAGTAAAAGTAGACTTTTAAATCAATTTTGTGGAACTGGTGTTATCTTTATGAAAACAAGAGAAAATGAATACCAGATATTAGAATTTTGGTTAGGGAAAAATAATAAATTTTATACTGGATTTCCACCTAAAGAATTAACCGAATTTTTATATGGAATAATACCAGAGATAGAAAAGGAGATAGGGTGAAAAATAAAATAGGTTGGTGTAATACCACCTGGAATCCAGTTTGGGGTTGTAATAATCACTGTGAGTATTGTTATGCTCGGAAGATAGCAAAAAGGTTTTGGAGAAATGTATTTAATACGGAAGATGAGATACGAAAGATTATAGACAATGTTACATTTTTCATAGAAGGTGAAGCATATATAAGATACAGAGAAGATTTTAAAAGCTTTAAACCAACCTTCTTACAATCACAATTTTTAAAAGAATTCCCCAAAAAACCGCAACGGATATTTGTAGGGTCTATGAGTGAAATAGCACATTGGGAAGCAAATTGGGTAAATAAAGTAATATTTAAAATCTATGAATATCCTCAACATATTTTTCAATTTTTGACCAAGTATCCTGAAGTTTATTCAAAATATGATTTCCCCAAAAATTGTTGGTTAGGAATAACGATAACAGAAGAAAATGACTTTTATAATGATATTTGGGCATTAGTCAAATTTTTAGAAACTAATTATAAAGACAATAATATAAAGTATGTTTCTTTTGAACCATTATTGTCTAAAATGCATTCTTATAAATATTTGAAACATTTTGATTGGGTTATCCTGGGGGCTGAAACCGGGAATAGGAAAGGCAAGGTCATACCAAAAAAAGAATGGATTGACGATATAGTTGACTATTGTAAAAGAGATAAGATCCCGGTTTATCTAAAAGATAACTTAAAGGAAATTTATCCGGTAGAGATAAAAGAATTTCCAGAGGTAAAATAATATGGAATTTATATATTGGTTAAGTAGAAAACATCATAAAGAACTTCATAGAAATAAACTATAAATAAATAAAAAAACTATAAAAAGGGGGGGGAATCTAAATGACTGACCATAATGCCATTGTGGCCATCATATACCGTATTATAAAATCCTGTGTTGGCGACCAGAACAAGAGGACACAATCCCAAATAACCGAAGAATGTACTGCCAGGGGAGGTACTAACATTACCGAGAGAACAACCCGGATAATCCTGCGTGAACTAATAGATAACGGCGCACCCATCATAAGCACTCCGAGAGGCGGTTATTACTGGTATGAGAATGAGGCGGAAAGGTTGGAATGTTACCGGGAATTAAGACATAAGGGGATAAGTATATTATTGAGGGCAAGAAATATGAACAGGAATTGCCTGGCTGAGAAGGCAAGGAAGAAGGAAATAGTGCAGTTGAGTATATTTGCAGAGGTGGGATAAGATATGGGACAAGGTAAAAGTTGGTCTAAATCTGAAAAAGATTATTTAAAGGAATCTTGGGGTAGTCATACATTAAATTATATTTCTATCTATTTAAAAAGAACAAAAATCGCAGTTAAATTAAAAGCAAAGAGAATGAATTTAGGAGCAATCACGAGAGCAGACGAATATATGACAGCGAATCAAGTAGCCGTTTTATTAAAAGTTGACCAGCATACAGTTATAAGATGGATTATAAATCATAATTTAAAAGCGGAAAGAAAGGTTATGCTTTTTAAAAGGCGATTTTGGCTAATCAAACATTGTGATTTGTGTAAATGGTTAAAGAATAATCAAGATAGATTTGATAGCAGAAAAATTGAATTATATGGACTTGGTTATGAACCTCAATGGCTACAGGCAAAAAGAATAAAAGACAGAGAACTCCCTAAAAATAGATTTAAAAAATGGACTGCTCTCGAAGTACAAAGGATTATCATTAATTCCGAAGATATGAATTACAAAAAAATTGCTCGATTAATGGATAGGTCATATGATTCGATAGAACATAAATTTAGTAGATTAAAATATCAATCAACATTATTTTAGGAGTGTGATAAATGAGCGATAATCAAGAGCAAGAATATTTAGAAGATGGCTATGTAAAGGTATCAAGGCGGGTTTTTAGCAGTAAAACATTCTCATCTTTAAATGCTATTCAAAAACTGATAACCATCTATCTAATATTGATGGCAAATCATCAAGATAATAAATGGTGGGATAATCACCAGAAGAAATTTATTAACATTAAGCGGGGCAGTTTTATCACATCGGTTGAGAGTATTAGAAAGAAAATTAACGATAAATTAATTACAAGTAAGAAAATCCGACTAATTTTGTCAACTTTAAGTAAAATGGATTTTTTGGCTATCAAAACGACAAACAAATATACCCACATAACTATTATAAAATATAACCTTTATCAAGATGGGGAAAGCTATAAGGGCAAGCAAAAGGGCAAGTTGAGGGCAAGCAAAGGGCAAGGTAAGGGCAAGCAAAGGGCAACAAACAAGAATGATAAGAATGTAAAGAATGATAAGAATAAAGAAAAGGAAAAAAGTGTTGCTTTTTCAAAAGCCTGGGAAGAATACAAAGCCATGAGAACTAAAATCAGGAAACCAATGACATTACGAGCGGAAGAATTAATTATTAATGAACTGGATAAATTAGATAGTAGTGAAAACGGGCAAATAGCTATCCTTAACCAGAGTATTATGAATAGCTGGCAGGGGGTATTCCCGCTAAAAGGGACTACAAAAGATGGTGAGTTTAGTTATCCAAAGTATGAATCAAAAAAAATGAGCAAGGAAGAAGCAGAAAGATATAAAGATACTGCAAGGGAAGGGATAAAGAGATTAATAAGGAGAAAAGGGGGGTAGGCGATGACTAAAGTAACAGAAATTCCCGTCTATTGTTGGCACTGCGGAAAGAGATTTAATATCGAAATAAATAATGTTTACGCAGGTCATCTGTTTTGTAATGAAGAATGTAGAATAGAAAATTTAAAAGAGGAAATAAAATTAAATAGGAGGAGAAAGGAGAAATAAGATGATAACACAAAATTATATTAAGATGTGCGAGAAGGCAGAGGAAATGCAGAAGGCGTGGAAACCAGTAGATTGGGATAGGTTTATATATAAAAATGATAAGACTGTAGGAATGGGTTGTGGACACATAAAATCTTATATGAAGGTTTGGTATGTTTGGCTACCCACACAAGAGCAGTTGCAGGAGATGATGACAGAATTATCTAATGAGCATTTTTTCAAAAATTTCCCTAAAAACTATATACCCCAAAAAGACGAATATGTATTCCCAATACATTTATTGTGGTGGTTTAGCCAATGGGTAGTTTTTCAAAAAAGAGCTGAAACGAAAGAGTGTAGTCTAAACGAACTCTGGCTTGCCTTTGTTATGTACGAGAAATACCACAAAATCTGGACTGGCGAAAAGTGGGTGAAAGCTGATGACTAACCTGCAAGGTGGGATTAGGAGTTTTCCAAAACCCGAACTTTGGCTCCTGGCTCAAACATTTAAACGGAAGGGCCTTATAAAGAAAGGAGAAGGTGATTAAATGAAAACATTGAATGCTCAAGATATGATAAAAATCATAGAATATTTAAAATCCGGATTGCACGAAAAATGGTTTAAAAGCGAGATAGATTGGTTTGACAATATTATTCAGCTTTTACAACGTGGGGAGAAGATCAAAGAGGAATTGATTCAATTTTTGGAAAAGGAAAATCCCTATCCTGAAGATGTTTTCTTACTTATTCCAGAGGAAGATTTTAACAAAATTAATGATTGGCTAAAAAAGGAATTAGGTTATTCGATAGATAGGTTATCGGGAAATTTAGGTAGTAAAATATATAAGTCAATTATCGAGATTATAAAGGATGTGATTAAATGGACAAATTAAGCATTCTAAAAAAGAAAAAATGGCTCAAAGATAGGCGAAGGAGCAAGAAAATCAGAAAGCAGAAAAATTATGAATCTAAAACGCATAAAGGAACAAGTCCCTTTTCTCTATCCCAGAATTTGATAAATAAATCACAAGAAGAAAAGAAACAAAGGGAAATTGAACAAAAAATAAGGAAGGAAATATTAGGTAAAAGATGAAAAGAAAACTTAGATTTAAATATATAAAAGAATGGCAAAGTGAACTATATCTAACCAAAGAGCTATTAGATGATGTGATAGCCGGTAAAGAAATTAAGGCTGACCTGAATACCAAGATAGACCTGGCCGAGGTAAGGGACCATTTCAACAATCTAATACTAGACATTGACAAGCAAAAAAGGAAAAGCAATGAAGATGTAATGGTATATAGGTTAGCTATTGAGGTTAAGAAATGAAAGGAGGGAAAAGATGAATAACGATAATTTTACAATGGAATTAGTGTGTTGCGAATCAACAATACTAAACGAAATCAAACACAAAGAATGTAAGAGAAATGATATTGCCTTAACCTATTATTTCTGTATGGTATCTTCGGAAAATATAGATTGGGGAAAAGTGAATAGGGCAATAATAAATAGGTGGAGTTTCAGCGGGTTGGAGTATATTAAAACCGAAGCGTGGAAGTGGCACGAGAAGAAAATTAGACAGCGTGAACTTGAGGCACTACTTAATAATTGCGTAGATGATGATAAGGCGATATTACTAAAGCGGGAATTGGAGGTATTAGAGGAGGTGAGAAGCGATGGAAGTTAAGAAGATGAATACGAAAGAAGCGATAGAGATTATAAAGCAAATGACAAATGCTTTTAAATGTATTGGTGGTTATAAGTGTAGTGATATCAATAAAAAACAAGGAGAAATTATTTCCTTACTTCAACGAGATGAAAAGTACGAGCAGATATTTAAAGAGATAAAAGATGAAAGTCACATCGGAACGTGGTGGGAGGATTATATAAAAGGGAAAGAGCAAAAATACTTCCCCAAAAATAAGGCGACCAATGATAAAGGTTAAAGCCAAAGTGCTGAAATATATGTTAAGCGAAAGGAGGCGAGCCAAAATAAAGATAACCATTAATGAAGTGCCGTTAAGCAAGAATAAATATGTGAATATGCATTGGGCTAAAAGGAAGGAATATAAGGAGAGGATGAGTTGGTTAATATATGAACAGACCTTTACAAGAGTAAAACCTTATTTTAAAAAGGCAACCATAACTTTCGATATATATTTTAAAGTCAACCGAAGGCGTGACATAGCTAATTATTTGGGCGGTGGACTGATTGCATGGCAAGATTTATTAGTAGATAAAGGTTTTATAGCCGATGATAGTTATGACGTGATAGGTCAACCCAATGTTACATTTAATATAGATAAGGATAATCCGAGAACGGAAATAGAGATTAAAGGGAGGTGAAAAAGAATTGTCAAACAAAGAAAAATTATTATCAATTAAAGCAAAAAAAGAAGAAACAAGGGGCAATTATAATAATCAAATTTTAATAATTATAGCAGAAGAATTAATAAATCTTAATGAGAGTTTAAGTAATACGACCAAATCATTCAATAGTTATTTAGAAAGCATTGAATATAATGTTAGAACAAAAAAATAAAAGCTATAAATTAAAAAAGGGGAGGTGATAGCATTGCAAAAAGCAATTGAGAATTATATCGAAATTCAAAGTAAGGATTTAGTGTCACTTGAAAAAATTGATAAAGAAATTGATAAGGTCAGAAAAAGTGAAATAGAAAGAGCATGGCAAAAACGATTGAAACAATGGAGAAAATTAAATAAATAATTTGGTATATTAATGAAAGTAATTTTAGGGGGTAATTATTATGGTAACTTTACACATACCCGAACAGACTGCCCGGAACTTGCTCGAATATATTAATGAATATCTTGACAATGTTGGTTGTAGTGAGAGATTCATGCAGGAGGCGATAGAGGATAAAATGCGGATCAAGAGGGCAATAGGCAGGGCTGAGGGGATACCAAGAATTATGCTGAATGATTTTAGGCTAAACGATATGGTGAGGAAATGATTTACTATTTATGCAGGAGGTGATATTATAAAAGATATAGAGGTTAGATGTCAGGGAAAATTAAAGAACGGGCGACCCTGCAATAGATGTTTTTTTGTGGGATCGCCAGGGTTTGATTTACGTGGAAACCCAAAAAAACAGATAGTGAAATGTCCAAAGTGTCATAATTATATGCGTGTTAGAAGTGAAGTTGAGGAAAAACTTATAGTTGAAATGATAGAAAGCGAACCTTATGAAGTTGAGGGAAAGGTGATTGTGAGGGTGAAGGAATGAATAAATTCAAAAGCGATTTAGAAAATATACAAAAGATTATACACGGGAAAATGGAAAAATTTGAAAGTGATTTAGCAGAAGCATTGTTAATTTTTTTAAATGAAGGAGTTGGAACAGCAGTTCTTGATGACTTAAGATTTACTTTAGATGAAAAAAGTCCTGAATGGGCTAAATTATCACTATATTTTAAATTTGAAGAACATAAGGAGGGGAATGATGTATCTAAAAAATGATTTTAAAAATGCTGATAAAAATATAATAATAGGCAAAGCCATTAAGTGTAAAAAATTAATTAGAATATTAAAAGAGTTTAATGGAGATGTCTTATTAAATTGCAATGATGTGAGTGGCAATATAAATGTTCTTAATAGAGATTTAGAACAATTAGGCTATATAGACATTGGTGACGATAAATTTGAAGAATTTTAATAGAATAAAATCTTTTTGATATAATAAATATCACAGAGCTACCAGATAGCCAGAAACAGTATATTTGCTATTTACAAAAGGGGGCTATCAGGTGGCAGGTAATGAGACATTTTCTAAGGAACTAAAGCGTAAAATAGAATATAATACTAAAGTAATGCAGAAATATTTCAGGAGAAAAAGATATGGCCAGTGTGGAGCGAGGAAAAGAAGAGCTTTTCCGCTACTGGTCGATGACCTTGATATAATGGAACAAATAGATATTTTTGACACGATGGGATAAGCTGTGATATAATTATATATAGGAGTGTGTTTAAAATTAAATAACCGTAGAGCTACCAGATAGCCATTTTGATGGGTGAAAGCCTGTTGAGGTGGCTATTTTTTTTGAGGTGAATATGGAAGTAAAATTTGAAGCGTTAATAAAAGAAATTAAAACAAAATCTTTAGTATCGCTTGATAAAGAAGCGAGATTAGTATTACAGTTCCAACCGACTGATGATATCTTAGATAAATTGAATAGGATACACAAGCCAGACGAATTGGTCAAGGTGGTGATTGGTAGTGAAGGAAACACTCAGACATAAAGAAGCATTTGAATATTATTACAGTCTTGGAGATAAGAGAAGTTTCAAGTTAGTAGAAGGTGAGTTTAAAGTTAGCAATATGTCAGTCGCCAGATGGTCTAAATCATTTAATTGGCAAGAGAGAATTGGGCTAAGAGATATAAACAATAGTAAAAAATTAAAAGCCAAAACTGATGAAACCGTAGTTAATTCAAAAGCTGATTATAGAGCTTTAATTAGAAAGACTGTTGACCTTTATAAACAAAAATTAAATGAAGGTAAAATTATAATCAATAGACCGCAAGACCTTGAAACACTTGCCAAACTTGACCTTACTTTAATGGGTGAAGCGACTGATATAAACGAAATGAAGGGACTTGAGGAATTAGATAAGAAATTAGCTTTATTGACTTTAAACGAATTAAAAAAAATAAGTAAAGCCAATGCAGATAAATGATGTTATTAGAGAACGTGCCAAAGTAGTCTTATGTAGAAAATCCTTCTGGGACTTCTGCCTACACATGGATTATGATTTCTTTACCAAGCGCCAGAAGATATTAAAGCCAGTAGCTGAAGCATTACAGATGATTACCGAAGGTAAGATATTACATCTCGGCGTATGCTTACCACCACGGACAGGGAAAAGTTATATCACCTCGCTATGGTGTGCATGGGAATTAGGCAATAAGTCAACCGGCTGTATCATGCGGAATAGCTGTTCGGCTACTTTAGCAGAAGATTTTAGTTATGATATCAGAGGCTGGATTGCCGGGAGTAACAAATATAAGCAGATATTCCCGGACATGATCCTAAGCAGAGATAAGCACCGGATAGATAACTGGGCGGTTACGACAGCCGATAAGAACTCTTATTTTTGCGCTGGTGTAGGCGGTACGATACTAGGTAAGGGCTGTAATTTAGCGGCTATAATTGATGATTCTATCAAAAACGTAGATGAGGCATTAAGTGAGCCGGTATTAGAGAAAAAGTGGAAATGGTACACCTCGACCCACAAGTCAAGACTTGATAGCGGTTGTCCTGAAATATTCATCAATACCCGTTGGTCAAGAAGGGATATATTTGGCCGGTTAGAAACACAGGGGTTTTTTGACGAGGCTAATGGCGGTAAGAAAATCGTTATTCCGGCGTTAGATGATGATGGCGAGACCTTTTGCAGCGATGTAAAAACCACCAAAGAGCTGCTTGAAATGAAGGTCATGACAGATGAGATGATCTGGCAGGCCGAATGGCAGCAGAACCCCATCGAAGCCGAAGGGATATTATTACCGATAGAGCAGTTGAAGCGATTTACCATCGATGAGCTATTGGCAAACAAAGAAACAGGCGAGGTTAAGCCACCCGATGGGATTCGGGGCCGCGTAGACACGGCCGACGAGGGAACGGACTACTTTTGCTCGGTAGTTGGATTTATTTATGGTGATAGGGTTTATATCGTAGACGTGATATTTACCCAAGAAGGCACGGAAATCACCGAGCCTAAGCTGGCACAGCAGTTAATCGACTGGCACGTTGAAGTTACCACTATCGAAAGCAATTTCGGGGGCAAGTCTTTTGCAAGAGGTGTAAAGAAGCTATTAGAGGCAGAGGGTTGCAGGTGCTTAGTTAAGACAAAGGTGACGACGAGGAATAAGGAAACGCGTATCTTAATGAAAGCTGCTTTTATCAAAGAATACTTTGTTTTCAGGAGTGATTACAAAGCAGGTAGCGAGTATGACAGGTTTTTGCAGTCATTGACAAGCTATATGAAGGCTGGAGATAACTTGCATGATGACGCAAATGACTGTACGACTATGCTGGCTGAGGATATACAAAGGCCGACAATTAGTTTTTTAAAGTAAAAAAGGGGAATATGAACAGAAAAGAATATATGAGGGAATATCAAAAAAAGAATAAAGAAAGAATAAAAGAGCATCAAAAACGATGGCGAGGGAATAACCCATTATACATGAAGGAATATCAAAAAAAATGGGAAGAAATTAACTTTGAACATAGGAAAAAATATATGGAAGAATATTTTGAAAAGCGAAAAAGGGATAACCCAGAATATAGTAAAAAATATTACCAAGAGCATAAAGATGCTATATTAGAAAGTCAAAGACAACGGCGTTTTAATAATCCTGAAAAAGACAGACAATGGAGACAAAATCATAAAATGGAAATCAATAAATATCATAGAGAGAGACTTAAAATAGACATAAAATATAATCTTAACCATAAGATAAGGACAGCTATATGGGAGTCTTTAAAAGGTAATAAAAACGGTAGACATTGGGAAAGTCTTGTTGGCTACCATTTAAACGATTTAATTGTGCATTTACAAAAGACAATGCCCAAGGGTTATACATGGCAAGATTATTTAACAGGCAAATTACATATTGACCACATCATTCCAATAAGTGTATACAATTTTACTAAACCTGAACATATAAATTTTAAGAAATGCTGGAGTCTAAATAATCTTCAATTACTACCGGCAATAGAAAATATATCAAAAGGTAATAAATTAAATCAGCCATTTCAATTAGCATTGGCTATATAAAAAAGGAAGTGTTTATTTGTGTTAAACGAGGCTCTTCAGAAACTGCAATCAGGTACATTTACACCGGAGGAAATTTTAAAAAATCTTATCGAGACTGACTTGGATAGTGATGTCAAGAAGAAAATGGCCGAAGGGGTAGATTACTACGGCAACAAACCTGATATATTAGATGAGGACTTTCGGGAATATACAGTTGAGGACATAAAATATATCGACTGGAATAAAAGCAATAGGCATGTAACTAACAATTTCCAAAAACTGTTAGTCGACCAGAAGGCAAGTTATATTATCGGGAATCCCGTTGTATTAGAGGTCAAAGACAAGACTCTTGCCGAGATTAAACGGGACGAGATGACCGACAATATCAATGAAGTGCTGGGCGAGAACTTTGAGGATACCGTGAACGACTGGATTGTCGGGGCGTCCAATAAGGCATGGGAGACGGTGCATTGCTTTATAGATACCGAAGGCGTGTTTAAGTACGAAATTGTACCAAGTGAGCAAATTATCCCCATCTATGACACCAACCACGAAAAGCAGATCAATCAGATTATCCGTTATTACGAGGTTCAAGTTTTCAATAAGCAATCCAAAGAAGCCGAGACCCGATACGCTGCCGAGTGGTGGACTTCTTATGATGTCACTTATTACCTGCAAAATGAAAAGGGCGATTATGAAAAAGATGTTAATTATGAACAGAATCCCGCTCCCCACTTCCTGAAATATAACACAAGCAATAAAGACAAAAAGTCAGGGCAAGGCTGGGGTAAAGTGCCATTTATTTTGCTTTATAATAATTCAAAATCGACCACAGATTTAGAACCAATTAAACGGTATATCGACGCTTACGACGCTGTTACATCGGGCTTTTTAAATGACATTAAAGACATTCAGACCGCTATTTGGATATTAAAAGGCTACGAAGGAACTGACCTGGGCGAGTTTATGAAAAATCTAATTATTTTTAAAGCCATTAAACTTGACGCTGATGAGCATGCAGGGGCAACCCCTGAACGGCTAGAAATACCAGTCGAGGCTCGCAAAACAATGTTGGAATTACTTGATAACAAAATTTACTCTATCGGGCAGGGCGTTGATCTGAATAAATTAGTGAAAAATACGAGTGGTGTAGCGCTTAAAATATTGTTTACAGGACTGGATATGAAAGCAAATACACTTATTCGGAAACTAAAGAAAGCCTTTGAAGATTTGACCTGGTTTGTATGTGAATATTTTAATCGCGTAAACAAACCGGGATACGATTACAAGGACTTTGGCTTTGTCATTAATAAATCGACTATCTATAACACCAAAGAGCTATGCGAGGAAGTGGTATTAATGAGCCCGTTTATGAGCAAGGCCACTGCAGTCGCTAATAACCCATTTGTCGAGGACGCTAAGGCTGAAATAGAGCAGATGGAGAAAGAAGAAAAGGCCGAGATAGACGCTTATGGCGAGAGTGTGAGGAATGGTAATAATAATATAAATGAAGGGGGAAATATTAATGATAACCAAGAAGAAACGTAAAGTAATTGTATCTAAAAAGGATATTATAATTCCTAAAGGGACGATATTTGAATGTATTGATAATACAACTCGCAATTATGGGTTAGGTAATTATGAAGCATTAATTGAAATGAGCCAAGAAATTAATGTAGGTAGTTTCGTTATTTGTGATGATTTTAATAAAGACAATTTTGAATTAAAGGATATATAGATGTTCTGGCAACTGATAATCGGCTATTTTAGTATATTTGCGATGTCGATAATATTTTTTATATTTAAGAGGTGATTATGAAGCAAGAAAAGAAACAGGTAAGATTTAAGAAGTTAAGAATTGTAGCAAGCGATTATAAAATTACTTACCATAAACATATTGTAGAAGATGGGCATTCTTTAGACGGGCATATTGATGAAGGATATAAAGAAATTAAAGTACTCGATTCGCTTGATTATCAGTATGAGCTTCAGGTAATTTTACACGAGGCTATACATGGTATGGGTTATGAAATGCGTTTCGATTTAGAAAATAATGAGAGAATGACCTGTCAATTAACTACATGTTTTTCCTGCTTTATCCGAGATAATCCAGAGTTTATTATGGAGTATATGAGGGTTTTAAATAAATGAACCAACCCGAATTTAACACTTACTGGCAGAAGCGGACAGCCTTGCGGTCAACTAAATACTGGCAAGATGCCGATAATGTATCGAAAGCAATCAAGAAGGCCTACATTGCCAATTATAACCAACTGCAAAAAGAAATGGCCTCGATATACGCTAAATATATGAAAACTGGCAAAGGTACATATCGGGCTACTTATGTAAAGCAAGTGATGACCAATATGGACCCGAAGCTGACCAAGCTATTCTTTAAGCAGAACAAAGAAATGAAGGTGCTATTCGGCAATACCTATCAGAACGAGTTTTACAATAGCATATTCGATTTAGGCAAGGGTGGCATGGAGTTTGGCTTTACACCGCTTAACAGCAATGCACTGGCGAAAATATTGGCCTATCCCTGGAGTGGTGCAGACTTCTCAGACCGCTTATGGGATAATAAAGACAAGCTATACCGCAATTTGAAGCAGACCATGACACAAGGGCTTGTACAGGGGCAGCCATACGATAAGATGATCAAGAACTTAGCTGGTAAAATGGATGTATCGTATCGGCAGGCTGGCGTGTTAGTCAAGACCGAAACGAGCCACTTTATGAATCAGGCTCATTTAGACGGGTACAAAGAAGCTGATATAGAAATGTATCAATATACTGCGGCAATGGAAGAAAACACCTGTGATATATGTGCAGGTTTAGACGGGCAGGTATTTAAGTTATCAGAGGCTATAGAAGGGGTTAATTTTCCAGTAATGCATCCCCGTTGTCGTTGTGATACTATCCCTGAAATGGGTCAAAGTCATAAAGGCACGAAAGCCGCTAAAGTCGGTGATGAGTGGGTGGAAGTACCTGAGACCATGAAATTCGAGGAGTGGCGTAAAGCTAACGAGCTATCATATTTGAATCCGTTAGGTATTTAGTGTATAATACTAACATGGCTATCCTTGACCCTAAATACCCTAAGCAAGTCGTATATTATAAGTGTGATGTTAAGGCGATTACATCCGCCCTTGACCCTGACGATACCTATTATTATTACAAGGGCAAGTATGTCGGCACGCTTAGAATGTCCACGAAGGCTGGGCAGGTCGGCATATCATTTAAGCTAGACGAGAAGCTACTGGACAGCACAGGTGATGAGGATAATTGACAGCGAGATTATAAGTGTGATATAATTAATATAGGGGTACGATGATGTTAGATAAAAAAGCATACGCGAAACAATGGCGGGAAAATAATCCTGATAAGATAAAAGAATTGCATAGGCTTTATCGTTTAAACAATCCCGATAAGGTAAAAGAATATAATAAGCAGTATTGTATAAAGAATTCTGAAAAGTTAAAAGAACATACTAAACAATGGCGTATAGATAATCCTGAAAAGGCAAAAGAAACAAATAGACAATATTATACAAATAATAGCGAAAAGTTAAAAGAATGTAATAGGCAATGGCATTTAAATAATATTGAAAAAGTAAAAGAATATTATAAACAGTATCATGAAAATAATCGTGAAAAAAGAAATGAAAATTGTAGAAATAAGCGAAAAATAGATTTAAAATTTAATCTTGATGGTAAGATAAGTAATTTAATGCGGCACTCATTAAAAGGTAATAAGGCTAGTAGAAAGTTGGAATTGCTTATTAATTATACATTAAAAGATTTAGAAATCCATTTGCAAAAGACTATACCAGAAGGATATACATGGCAAGACTATATTGATGGTAAACTCCATATTGACCATATTATACCAATATCAGCTTTTAATTATATCAAGTCTGAAGATACAGACTTCAAGAAATGTTGGGCATTAGATAATTTACAACTATTGCCTGCAAGAGAAAATTTAATCAAGTATAATAAATTATATAGACCATTCCAGTCAGCATTGGCTATATAAATATAATATAACATAAATTAGTAATTAAACAAAATTAAATAAGTCTGTAGAACGCCTTAGAGCGTCTTTTATCAAGAGTAAAATCTTGATTTGAGACGCTCTTTTTTTTGTTTATAACGGTCGCTAAAAGTTCAGACTAAAAACGAAGCATTTCGAAAGATAGGAAGGTAACCTATTTATCAAAAACTAATCGAAAGGAGACAGTAATATGTCAAATGTATTGAAAGAATTACTTGGTGATTTATACACGAAAGAGATTGGTGAAAAGGTTGGTGATGTGAAGCTAATAAAACTAGAAGAAGGAAAGTATATCCCGGTTGATAAGTTTAACGCAAAACTTGAAGAAGTTAAACAGCAGAAAGAACAGCTTGACGATTATAAGAAGCAACTGAAGGACTTGGAGAAGAAGGCAAAAGGCAATGAAGAGCTTGAAAGTGAAATAAAAAGTTTGAGGGCTGACAATGAAAAGAAAGATACTGATTATCAGGCAACTATTGCAGCAAAAGACAAAGACTTTGCCATCCAAACAGGAATCAAAGACGCACAAGGTAAGAATGTTAAAGCCATTAAGGCACTGCTGGATATGGATAAAATCACGGTTAGCGATGCGGGGATAAACGGACTAAAAGACCAACTGGACAAATTAAAAGAATCTGATGCCTATTTATTCGGCGAGGATAAGATTGTTGGTTCGCCCGGACATATACCAGAAGGCGATAAAGGAACTCCACAACCTAAAGACTTGGACGTCCAGATTAAAGAGGCTGAGGATAAAGGCGATTTTATGACATCAATAGCACTAAAAAGCAAGAAATATGAGAGTGCTAAAGAAAGTAAAAAATAAAAAATTAATTAAGGAGTTGTTAATAAGTTATGGCTAAAGGTTACCTTAACGACCTGCCGAATTATGCAGGTGAGTTATTTACTGCTTCACGAGAGCAGACCCCATTTTTATCTATGATTGGAGGTATTAATGGCGCTAAAGTTACTAAAGCGTTAACTTTCCCAATTACCAGCGAGTATACGATTACTGCGGTCGCCCAACCGGCTATTACTGAGGCCGTTGCCGCTGCCGGACCACCCGCACCTAAGAACTTTACCAGAGGGCAGACTTACAATACTGTTCAGATATTCCAAGAGAGTGTCGACCTGACTTATGTCAAGATGGCCACGATGGGGCAGTTATCCGGTCTTAATATCGGCGGACAACAGAGCAATGTATTAAACGAAAAGGACTGGCAGAAACTGGTCACCCTGCAGAAGATGGCAAGAGATGTTGACTATGTTTTTCTGCACGGTGCTTATGTACCTTATGCAGATGAGGATACAGCGTTTACTTCAAGAGGAATTGTTGTTGCTGCTGTTTCTAATACTACTGCTGAAGGTGGAGCTACTTTAACTAAGGCATTGTTTAATGCCGCATTGATTGACGGCTGGAATAACGGTGCAAAGTTTATTAGACCGGTTATTTTCTGCGGTGCATTCAATATGACCAAATTCTCTGACATCTACGGTTATGCTCCGGAAAGTAGAACTTATGGCGGACTAGCTATCAAAACGATACTGACTGACTTTGGTGAAATGGGCATTGTATTAGAGCCTCATTTGACCTCGTCTACTATTTTGGTTGCTGACCTTGCCGTATGTACTCCAGTATTTTGTCAGATACCTAATAGACCCGCATTATTCTATGAGGACTTAGCTAAAGTCGGAGCTGCCGAAGAAGGACAGATGTTTACCATGTTAGGGCTTGATTATGGTCCAGAATGGATGCATTTAACTATGACCGGCCTGGCTACATCTTAGGGGGTGTAAAAAAAATAATGAGTGATATTGATGTAATTGAAAGAATAAGAAGCCCTCGATTAAGGGAACAGATGGATAACATACTAGATGTATTACAGGAAGTGCAAGGCAAGATTTATTATGTTGAAGGCAATGCCGGACTTGATACCAATGACGGTTTAAGCTGGGAAACGGCCTTTAAGACTCTGGCCGTTGCACTTGCTGCCAGTCACGCTAATATTGCTGCTGGTAAATGGGGATGGGCTGCTCGAAATACTATCTATTGCAAAGGCGATGCCCTTACCGAAGATTTAGTCTTACTCGCTGATAAAACTGATGTTATCGGGGTAGGGTCATGTAATGCAAATCCATATTGCAGACTAACCGGAAATCATGTTATACCGGCTAGTTCTGGTATGGGATGTCATTTCTATAATATGGAATTTTGGGGTGCTGGCGGAATTATCTTCAAGAATACTAGTAACGGTGGATTAGAATTTCATAATTGTAGATTTGTCGCTAATGCTGCTGAGACCATCGGATTACAACTTGTTTCACCGGATTATGTAAAAGTGGAAGGTTGTAAATTCCTGCCAAAATGGAACACCGGAGCAATGTTCTCTACTGCAGCTATTGATATTACAGTAGGAAACGCTACCGAATGTGAGATTGTGGATAATTTAATTTATGGTTCTGTAGGAATAGCAATATACAATTCCACATTTTATGCTTGCAGTCTAAGAGGCAATACTATTTATGCAACTACCTTATGCCTCGATGAAAATTCAGATGATTGGCTGGTTGTAAATAATCGTTTTGTCACTGCAGCTACCAAAGCTAACGGATTCGATTGCGAACTTCCATTAATGTGCGGAAATATAATAACCGGGAGCGACGGAACAAGAACTTTACCATTTGCAGTTATAGCTTAAATTCAAAATGCTTTGCGGGCTTCACATACTTGAAACCCGCTTTCAATATTAAAAAAGGAGGAAATAATGCGAAAACTTAATCTGGAAAACTATACTTATTCGATTAGAAATCAACAGGGGATTTATCAAGTTGTAACCTATCAATTTAAAGATGCTTTAGTCAATGTTATAACCCATGCCAGCTTAGGGTTAAATAGTCTGGAAATGCTGGAGATTGATCCGGTGGTGGTTAAGATTGAAAAAGCGAATTTGGAAGTTACGCTAACCGAAGATGATTACAAAAAGATATTGGTCAATTTTAAGAAGTTTAGAGGATTCTCTAATAATGATAGACCATTTGTTAAGCGAGTTTATGACTGCCCGGAAATACCCGACGATGGTAAAAAAGTTATTAAGTTTAGTGAAAATTAAGAAAGGAGGAAAATAATGGTAGATAAAAAAGAAGTTAAAAATATTAAGATTTTTGGACATGGTAGGCTCTACAACCCCGAAACTGGTGAATATTTTGTAAGGTTTAATGAGAAGGGCGAAGCATTAATCAGTAAAGATGAAGTCCAGGCCATTAAGAGATATCACCCGCAGGTTAGGTTTATAGGGCAGAAAGAGAAGCCAATTACACCAAACATAAAAAATGTTACCAAGCCAAAATCAATGAGAGATGCAAAAGTAAGTTTTAAAATTCCTATTAAGGAGATGTAATTATATGGATGTGAAATCATGCACAATTGCTATTGATGGTCAAACATCAAGTGCTGTTGATTTAGAGGATTGTGAAATATTGGGGCTGATTATACCGACATTAATAAGTGCCAATTTGACCTTTACGGTAAGTTCCGCATTGGCGGGGGATTATGTTACCTTAAAGTCTAAAGGCGCAACAGCCCTATCTATTACTGCAACTACTGGAGGGTTTGCCGTGTCAAGTGATGATTTAATAGGGTTAAAAGGTTATCGCTTTGTCAAAATCGTAGCAGACGCACAACAGACCACAACAGCAAGAACATTTACTTGGCTATTAAAACATAATTGGCAAAAAGGTAGGTAATATCTTATGGCCTTAGAAATTGATGAAGTCCTTGCATATTTAAATAACTACTTTGTATATACTTATGCACCCCATGTCTATGTTGATATTGAATCAGTTGAAGGGGCAAGTACGATTACCCTTGCCGATGATAGCTATGAGTTTACTGATTATGCCCTCGATATTAGGGTAGATCAATATATCCGTATCGTCGGGACTCGATTAAATGACGGCGTGTATAAGGTGACTGTAGTCGGTGATAATTCTGTGACTGTTAATGTAACTTTATTAGATGAGGAATCAGACCAAGACTTAGATTATGTCACTATCTATGAATTGAATATACCGCAAAAACTATTAGATATTGTAGATGAAATGATTACCTGGGAAGCCTCGTCTTTATCACCGGTAACAGTCGGGAATATACAATCAGAAAAACTGGGGCCACATTCAATCACTTATGCAAAAAAAGATGGTAATAAACCTGTGACTGTATTTGATGTTTTTGGTGGCAGATTAAAACGATGGCGAAAAGTAGGCTGGTAGTAAGATGTCTGAACTTAGCGAATACATGCTTGATAAGACTGTAACACAAAAGAGAAAAGCGAGCAATACCGGAGATTCGATTGAGGCTTGGGCCGAAATTGTAACTGATATAAAGATGGCAATATATCCGGCAAGTTCGTTTTCTATAGCGAATTTTCAAAGTCCATATATCAATATTAAATTTTCACATCTTGGTTATTATTTAACTACTGCTGCAACTTTTCAAGCCGGTGACAGGGTGATACACGGGTCAATTATTTATGCAGTCTTAGATACTCCACGTATTTGGGGTACTATAGTTGAATTAAAAATGGGGATTGTGTAATGGCTAAACCTAAATTTTTATCAATGGAAATTTTACAGGGTATGGATTTGGCTAACCGTTTTAGACTGATGGGTAACAGAGCAGAAACTGAAGCTCAAAGGTTTGTCTTAAAAGCCGGGGAACTTGTTGGTGGTAAAGGTAGGCAATTAGTGCATGTGCTTACAGGTCGTTGTAAAAATTCTATTTCAACACAGCTTCAGGGTGGCAGTCTTACAACTAAACCAGTTTCCTTAACGGGTCCACAGGTTGATTATGGTCCAGCTTTGGAAGCAATGTTTCCATATATGAAGCCTGCACTTGAACAGAAAAGAGAAGATATTAAAAAATTAGGTGGCAATATGCTTATCACCATTGTTAGGGGGAAATCTTATTAAATGGCTTTAGCTGAAAGTTATATCACAGCTCTTGTAGATAAAATTATTGAGGCACTTAACACTGCTGCAATAGAAGGTGTTGTTGGTGTTTATTTCGGTGACCAGGAAACATTTTCAGCTTACCCGGTCATTTGTGTAGGCTCTCCACCACTTTTAAATGAAGAATTTCCAGTAATGGCAAAAGGCGGAATATATGACGAGATATACAGTATACCTATTTTAACTTATGTAAAATATGCCGATACTCTGGCTAATAACAAACAGATATATGATATTGATGGAGAGATTAAAATAGCATTAAGAAACAATTATTTTAGTGATTATGTTTATATTATCGACATAATACAGACAAGATATGCTCTTGCTAAAAAAGTAGGTGTTAATTTACGAATATCAGAAACAACCATTAAATATACAAAAAGAATAAGTTAAGTAGGTGATCCTATGAAATTGAAGTTTAATCATAATAGCGAACTTTTCTTCCCTGATTTTGGGTTATATAAACCGAAACAGGTTGTAGATGTAGAAGATGAATTGGTGGCTAAGAAAATGTTAGCTACAAGCTATTTTGACGAAGTAAAAGAAGTTAAGAAAAAAGTTAAAATAAAAAAATCTAAAAAGAAAGGAGATGTTTTGAATGCCAACAGGAATTAGGTCACATATTGGACTAAAAAAAGAGTCAACTTGGGGCGATGCACAGGTTGCCGATAAATTCCTTCCATTTATCCGGGAATCGCTTACTCCGGACATAGAAGAAATAATGTCAGAATCTCAACGTGCAGTGGTAGATGAACCAATTAGTTTATTAGGTGAAAAGAGATTTGGAGGTGATATTGTATTTGAAGTACATCCGGCAAGTATCGGACATATCTTGCGTAGTGCCTTAGGTGCGCCGGCTGCTGCGGTGGCTGCTGGAACGGCTGAATTAGAATTAGAGGATTGTGAGGATGCCTGGAATGAATTAGTCGATGGTGGTGTAATATCCGGACTCGATTCAGGTGATTATAAAAAGGGTAGTGCTTCGGTTAAATTACAGGTTACCGCTGATGTAGATGACCCTGATATTTTAGCCACCGAAGTAGTAGCTTCAACAGATATGACAGATGATACCCACGTAAAATTATGGATTAAATCATCCGTAGGTTGCGATGCAGGCGACCTTGTATTTATAGCCAGTGAAGTGGAAGAATGTGGTGGAGAAGAAGGCGTGACTATGAAATCGGTCAATATAGACGCACTTGTTGCAAATGTATGGAAAGAATGCACTGTTGCTATTACTAATGATTATCTTAATGCAGTTATTTCTATCGGTATTAAGATGGCTGTTGATAAGGGTGAATTTACCATTCGGATAGATGATGTGAGACGAATTGTTACTTCTGACGCTACCGATACCAAAGACCACGTATTTACACCAGTACAGGCTGATTTTGCCACTCTATGCACCTTACCGCCATATACTTTTGAGGTCTACAGGGATCAGGCAGATGACAAGGCATGGCAATATAAGGGCGGAGTAGTTAATACCTTGGCTTTAAGTTTCGGTACAGGTGAAAAAATCTTAAAAGCTACAGCCGGGATACTGGCCAAAGAAGAAACGGAAATAAATAAGGAATCGGTTAACTTAGAAACGACCAATCCATTTACTTGGAGTCAGGCGCAGGTAAAAATTGCGACTAGTGACCATGACTACTTGGAAGATTTTACCTTGAATCTTAATAACAAGATTGTCCGCAAATATAGTCTTAACCAATCAGATTTACCACGCATGCTTTATCGGGACGGCTACCGGACTTTCACTTTTAGCTTTACGACTGACTTTGTCGATAAAACAGAATATAACAAGTTTATATTAGGTAGTGAACAGGCGTTTCAGATTACATTTACCGGTGCGGAATGTGAAACCGGGTATTACTATAAATTCGTTATTGATATACCGGCTATGCGATACATTGCTTACCCGATTAATGTAGAAGGTCCGGGAAGGCTATCCTGCAAAGTAAATGGAAAAGCGAAATATAGCGTGAGTGATGGGTATGCGGTAAAGATTACTATTACCAATTTAGAAACAAGTTATTAATAAATAAGAAAGGAGGGAAATATGGAGAAGACATATTTTAACGGCAAGGAATATCAGATTGGTAAATTACTCGTAGAAGATACAAAAATATTACAAAAAGACAAAATGAAATATAAAATGGACGAGATTGATTATTCTTATTATTTCATTTGGTACGTAATTGATAAATTCAATCCTGGAATATTCAAAGACCAGAAAGAATTTGAAAATTCTGGGATTGAAGGTTTTGGTAATTTACAATCGCAGATATTAAAAATTACCGGGTACGACCAATATTTCAAATCGGGGATTGGCAAAAAATAGTAATGGTTTTTGCCAGCACGTATCATTGGAGTAAAAAAAGCATTCTGTCAATCCCTTTAACTGAATTAATTGATTATTACCCATATGCGTTTAAGGTCTTTAAAATTCAGAATGGAAATCCGGAATAAATTATTGCCATACAGGGGTCATTTCAAAATGGTGAAAAGTTTTTAATGGAAATAATATTCTAAAGGTTGCTTTTTGGTTAGGTAAAAGATTATAAGGGTCAGCATATGTTTTTTCAATAAATAATAGTTTATTGTTTTCGTCATAAAATATTACTTTTATTTCAACCTGTTCAGCTTGTGATTCTCCATTATTAATGAGAATACCTTCAATATGGTAATAATCATATTCTGAATAATGGTTATAATCTACAAACTCAATATTAGCTTCTTTTTGTTCTTTGGGATTTCCAATAGTCTCTTGAGATGTATTATTTGAACAGCTAATAAGTAAGAAGCAAGATAAAAAGGCAATAAAAATTATAGTAAATTTTTTCATAATTTTATCCTCCTATTAGTGATAGGCGAACTAAGTCTAAGGAGTTGCTCCTGAAGGCATGACTACAGGTTAATAGAACCTTCAGAATAACATAAAACTCGGCTCGCCTGCCTTGTTGAATTATATATACAACTTTTTAAATAAATTGTCAAATTGGAGTGAAGTAATTGACTAACGAAGAACAACTTTTAATAGCGATAAAAGCAGATACCACGAATTTAATGAGCGGTTTAAAAACTGCAAGTACTGGTATGGATAGTTTTAGTAAAAAAATTAGTGGTATTGGTAAGGGAATGACCATTGTCGGGGCTGCCATAACAGCAGCTTTTGTTATGGCCATTAAAACTGCCTCTAAATTTGAACAGTCAATGGCTAATACCGCATCTGTTGCCGGAGCGACCACCGAAGAATTAAAAAGAATGAGTGATGCCGCTCGTGATATGGGTGAAAAATCAGTCTATACCGCAAGCCAAGCAGCAGACGCTATGTATTACCTTGCTTCTGCTGGTATGAAAGCTGATGAAGTTATCGGTGCTTTAAGTGGCACAATGACACTTGCTGCGGCAACTCAAAGTGACCTTGCTTATACCTCTGAAGCAATTGCAGCAACCCTCTCACAATACAACCTTGAAGCAGAAGAAGCCAGTAGAGTATCTAATGTTTTCGCTGCCGCTATTTCAGGTTCACAGGCCACAATGGTCAAATTAAAAGAGTCAATGTCTTATGTTGGACCAATGGCTAAAAGTATGGGGATAACATTAGAAGAAACTGCTGGTATTCTAATGAACCTTTATAATGCAGGTCTTGAAGGTGCAGCAGCAGGAACAGCACTCCGAATGGCTTTTGCTAAATTACTCGATCCTACAAAAGCTACAGCAGATGCAATGGGTAGATTGGGGGTCAGTATTACTGATTCAGCCGGTCAAATGCGACCCTTTAAAGATATTATTGATGATTTAGGTAAGGCTGGTATGACCGCCGCAGACGCTATGCAAATATTTGGGATAAGAGCTGGGCCGGGTATGTTGGCACTTGTATCGCAAGGCACAGGTGCTATTCAGGAGATGACCGATAAAGTTACCGATACTACCAAAGCTACTGATATGGCAACCACTCAAATGGATACTTTTCAAGGTTCAATGAAACTTTTAAAATCAGCTTTTGAGGAATTTCAGATAACATTGGTACAGGATTTTATGCCTGCACTTCGGCCTTTAATTGACAAAATAACAGAAACTATTACAAAAACAAGCGATTGGATTAAAGCAAATCCCGAATTAGCAGCTACATTGGTAAAGGTAACGGCATTGGTTGGTGCATTATTGGCAGTAGTTGGGCCTTTAACTCTTGCATTACCTGGTCTTGTTACTGGTATAGGTCTTGTTAAGGTAGCACTTACTCCACTTAACACTTCTATCTTGTTAATTACTGCAAATGTAATTATCTGGTGGAATGTTATTAAAAGTTTAGATGAGGTATTACATTCTCATCGTGTGACAATTCAGGACGTTCAAGATGCTTATGATAATTTAGCGAAAGCTCAAAAAAATGCTGCTGAAAAAATAGGAATTTCAGTTGAAGAATTTGTTAAAATGCAAAAAGAGGGCAAAACAGTCAGCGAAATGATGGATCCTCTTATCGCTAAATATGGCGATTATGCCGATGCTTTAAATGTATGGACAATAGCGGCAGTAGAACAGCAAGTTAACGCAAAAATAATAGCGACAACCGTTAAAGATATAACACAGGAAATGAGTCTTTTAACTAAAGAATATGGTGCAGGCAATCAAGCCGTTAATGATAGCATTAAATATTATACTAATTTAATAGACTTACTTAATAAAACTGATGTAATTCTACAAACCGAATTAATGCTTTTAGAACAAGGCACGGAAGAATGGTATAAGAAAAAAGAAGAGATTGCCGATAATACAAAAGCATTAAAGGAAATGAATGAAGAGTTAGGTAAAATATTAGAACCATTAAAAGATATGGATTTAATTACAGCCCAATTAGGTTTATTGGGAGATTCAGCAGAAGACAATAAAGCAAAATTAGCTTTATTGGGGCAAGAAGCTGTAATTTTAAAAGAGAAATTAGAAGAAGCAGTCCCTGAAACCCAAGCATGGTATGACTTATCGAAGGCTTTAGAAGAAAATAAAAATAAAATCGAAGAATTAGGCAAAACATATATTGATGTGATGAAATCCATCGAAGATCGTATGTATGAACTGACTCATACTCAAAGAGAAAACGAAATAAGATTACTTGATGAGAAGAAAGCCAAATTAATCGAGATAGCTAAACAGGCGGGATTGAGTGCAAAAGAAGAAATAGAAGCGATTAAAAAGATACTGGAATATTATCAAAAAGAATTAGACATATTAAATAAGTTAGAAGGAATAAAGGCAGGCAGAAGATATAACATCTATAAAGATGGGGTAAATATTGCAAGTGTAGGGGCGGAGCAAGCTCAACATATGTTAGAGGAAGGATACGATGTTATAGAAATACCGAGTAATACACCTGGACAACAACCAGGACAAATACTAAGTGAGATACCAGGGTTAGCAACGGGGACCCCTCTTGTGACTAAGTCTGGGATAGCTAAGGTCCATGAGGGTGAAGGGATATTAACACCAGAACAAAACAAAGCCTATCAAGCCGGTGCAAAATCTTATTCTCCAACTATTTACATAACTATCGAAGGCGATGGAGACGAAAATAAAATAAAAAGAGTACTTGAACAGGTACTTGAAGAAAATTCAAGAGAATTCTACAGAAGCGGGAATCTGTTAATTCCCGGAATGGCATAGGAGGCAATTATGGCAGAAGGCACAATAGCGATAGGTTCAACTACCTTAGATACTCCTAAAGGATACAAGGCGAAAAATAATCCTCTCAAAGTCTATGAACGTACTCCATACGGTGTGATGATCATTAACCGAAACGTCAATGCAGAGGATCAGCCTATCGATAAATATCGCTTTGAAATAACCGATGTTGTAAATAGCAAATGCCGGGATGTTGAAGAAGAATTTAAGCATATCGGCAGTCTTGATTATATCGATTACATACAGATCAAAGAAGTATTATCAGGGGATGGCACGACTAAAACCTTCTATACCCAAAGAAGAATGAACAGTATTACCGACCCATTACCAACTATAACAGTTGGTGGGGTGTCAAAATCACCGACTTTGAATGCCGATGTTTCCGGGCGTGGTAGAATGGTTTTTACCGACGCACCGGCAGACGTAGACAATAATATCGTTATCCTTTATGAGCCTAAATATTATGTGAATTTTATAGACTATGTCCGTACACCAATAATAAAAGATGTGGCGAGATATACCTTAATTTGTGAGGAAGCATAAAATGTCTGAAATGGAAATTAAGTGTTTTATAGCAGTCGATGAACAGCCAGATGTACAGCCAACTTTTCTTGATATAGCTTGTTCTGTTTTGGTAGATGACGGCGGTCTCAATAATTTCAATGGCTTTAAAATACCATGTGAGGTTGAGGTGAATCGGGATATTGTCGAGGCTTGCGTTAATACCAGTCAGGGTATACGAATGACGATTACCGTAGATGATGAGGACGTTTCCGATTCATTAGTCGGGCAAATCATGATAAAACATAACCTTAATTATATTAGTAGCTTCTCATTTAGTTTAGGCGACCCCAAATATTCCCCATTAGTCGATTCCCATATAGCCGTTAATTCGGTTGTAATTATTACAGCCTATATTAACGGTCAGGAAATTAAGATGTTTACAGGGTTAGTTGATGAAACAAGAACTACTTATGACGGCGGTTATAGATTGACTATAACGGGGCGTGATTATGGCAAGAAATTATTAGATAAGACTATGACCCTGATATCGGTTCAGGAATCAGCTAACAGGAAATACAGGGGTTCAATTGTTGAATATCTTGCAGGGCAGGCAGGAGTAACAAATGTTAACGTTCCGCAAGGTGATGCAGTAACTATTGACCATAGTTTTCAAGACCAGAATATCTGGGATATGATTCAAAAAGAATGTGCCATAGAGGGTTGGCAAGTGCGGTTTGATGAGAATGGTGTAATGCAGGTTAAAACAAGGACTATTAAGACTGATACAGGCGATTATCCCACTGCTGACTGGGAATATGGGGAAGATAAGTTTGTCCAATTAGGATTGGAAACGTTGGATAGGGGAATAATAAATAAAGTAATTATACTGGGTGCAATATTTGAAGAAGAAACGATAACTCAGGATGGAACCGAACAAGAGGTTGAACCAGCAGAAGAACCGGAAGATACTTATACAGATTATAGTTTTTCCAAATCATTTTCTGCAGGTGAAGTAGTAGAAGGTTGGAGTGAAGGCGATGCTACTATTAAGGTTACTGCCTCTTATATAGGGTATACGAAACCGTCAGGGTATATTTTCCCTACATCTCAAAATTATAAATTTACAATTACTGGTTCTGATAGCGGAAAGATTAAAGGGCTTTCATTCTCTATTACTGGTGGTGCTACAAAGGCAGGACAAGGCAGTAATTATGTTATGGTGGCAAGAGGAATTACAAGCACTTTAGATTGGGATTTTACAGAAAAAGCATTTTCTATAACTATTACTTTTAAAGTTAAAGATGAAGGTGATGCAGTAGAAGATTTAGAAGAAGAAAACCCCGAAGAAACCTTTACCTCCACTATCACCTATACACAAATCAAGGCAACCGTAACCGATACAAATTCTATCACTTTATATGGAGAACGTAAACCCAACAATGAAGGCACGCTCCCATTTCCACTTGCCGAAACGCCGGAACAATGCAAAAGAGTAGGGGAAAATGTTATTTTAGATAGCCATCGATTTACTGAACAACCTGATTTTAGAATAATCTTCAATCCCAAATTAATAGTCGGGCATACTCCGGAATTGACCGATAAAAAAATTGGCTATGATAAAAGCCGTTATTTAGTTGAGGAAGCCATCCATTATATTGACATTGATAAAGAAGGCAAGATAAAGGCACGTACACGGATAGGATGTGTTTTTTATGCTTAAATTTGTCTGGACTTCAAGAAGAAACAATATAGAGAATATCGGGGTTAGGAATACCTATATTACAGGTGAAATTAAAGAAGACCAGGGGAACGGCAAATATAAAGTTGAGATTGCAGGTTCTGATAAAGATTATCCTAATATTTTTACTATCCAAACCGACCCCACTTATGAGATTGGCGATAAGGTTGGTATTTTATGGGAATACGGCAACCGTGAAAAGCCTGTAGTGGCAGGCATATTGAGAGATATAGAATTTATTGAAGTGACCAGCGGGGTAAACTCGCTTGGCACTTAAAGGAGGTAAATATGTATGAAAAAATATTTATTTATACTGTTAATTTTTATAGGGGTTTTAATTATGCTAAAACCTATTAGTGTAATTATAAAAGATTCAATTAGAAATATTGTTTTTCGGGGTAATGTGGTAACTGGCATAGTGGCAACTGATAATGGCGATGGCAGCTATGATGTGTTTATATCCGAATCAGATAGAGCTTATCCCAAAATATTTACTCTATCTCGGAATCCTAATTTAGCAGTTGGCGATAAGGTGCGGATTTTATATATGAATGGTTGCAAGGAATTACCGATTATATTACCACCAACTATATCAATTGCCCATTTCTTCTTTACATTAGATACTGAAAGCGGAATTATATCAAAACATAGTGGCATAAATGAAACAATATTGGAAACCTTTTCAGCGCCTGATGGTTGGCCTACGGGTTTATGTTGTGCAAATGGTAATTTAATCTCTTGTGGAGAAGATGACAGCTTGATATATGTTCATAACGGAATGACAGCGGAAATAACGGAGTCATTTTCAACACCTGGTGTTTTTCCATCTGGGCTTGCCTTTGATGGAACTAATTTAATTAGTTGTGATTGGGGGAAACGTAAAATTTATATCCATAATGGAATATCTTCTTCTATTTTAAGTAGTTTTAATAGCCCATCTACCCTTCCGAGGGGATTGCTTGTAGTAGGTGGAAATTTAATTAGTTGCGATGGAACGAGTGATAAAGTTTATTTTCATAATGGAATAACGGCTTCAATTACCAGTAGTTTTGACTGTCCTGACAATCCACGTTCAAGTTATCCAACCCCTGCAGCCAATGGTTTAACTACAAATGGGGTAGATTTAATTATGGGTGATAATGGATATTATGGGATTGAAGACGATGTAATATTTGTTTTTAATAGATTTACTTCAGAAGTTAAGGAAGTTATAAATGCTCCTGCAGGATATAAAAGAATATGTGGTTTAGTTTATTTTTAGTAGATAAAAAGTTGAGGTGATTTTATGGCGATAAACCCAAATCCGAAACTATACAATAGTGATGATGACACAATTATAACAGCTATAAATTTCGGCACAGGTAGTGCGGGTGGATACAAGCCAGATGCTGATGGCACGGAATATCATTTATGGAATGATAAAGGTGCGGTGCTTGGCAGTATCCCTATGACTTATGTAAAGATTACAGCACGTGATGATGACGGTCAGGAAGTCGAGCCACTTACTTTTCAAAAATGGGTTGAAGTCAAATCCACCACTATAGAAGAAGGGGAGGACGGCGGTGATGCCTCAGGTTATACCGATGACGATATGGCAGACTTCCAACCGGTAGGAAAAGACGGTTGGTTAAGTTTGGGGAATATCCCATCGGACTGTTATCGAATTATATTTATTAGAGTCAATTTCCCGACATCTGCTTTGGGTGTCGCTACAACTTTCAGTATTATTGTAACTCAACAAGAACCATCGGCAAGTATCGCAAAATGGGTTACCGGGCTATTCGGTGATGGCATAGTTTATACCGGTAATATGTGTGAGGTTACTGATAATGCCGGGGCTGATTCAAAAGTTGATATCGCAAGTGGTTACACACTTATAAATGATGTTGAGGTTACGGTGGCAGCACAGACTTACACTATTTCAACAGATGATGATACCTATAAAATCTACCTTACCCGGACAGGTGTAATAAGTTCAACAACCGGAAGTATACCTGCTAATTCAATACAACTTGCAACGGTTGTAATATCCGGTGGCGTGGTCGATTCGGTTACCGATGCCAGGACTTTTATATTTCATGAATTTTCATCAAGTCATTGTCAGCATTTTCAAGATTTATTACCGGCCGATCTTGACGGTATACATGCAGCTATAACCGGGAATGGTGCTTCTCAGGATATCTCAACAGAAATAAACAATCCCGACTATGCTAGAAATATATCTATCACTACGACAAACGTTTCAAGTCCCTCCGGGAATGTAACTATAACCGGAATTGTGAGGGGTACTTCTACGACTGAAGTTATTGCTATTATAGCAGGCTCAACAGCTTATGGAAACAAGGCTTTTGATACAATTACTAATATTAATATCCCTGCCGGAGTGACTGCTGATGACACGGTAACGGTAGGATTTAGTGACAAAATAGGATTATTAAATCCAATAACTTCGGCTGCCGATGTCTATAAAAAGAAAGTAAATACTGAAGATAAAACCAGTGAATTATCCGGTAATGTAAATACAACTTATCACACGGTCGATTGTGCAACTATAGTAAATTACGAAGATATGGAATTAAGATATAAGTCAGTTTTGACTATATAAAGGAGGTGAAAAATGATTAATTGGAGGAAAAAATCAATCTGCATAACCATAATCGCAGTGCTGATTATTGGTTTATGTTTTTTGGGTAGTAGTGGAGAAGAACAGGAACCTAAACCCATTAAAGAACCAGTGACTGAACCTACCGAAGAAGAAACACGATTAGATGTAACTATTATAGACGGCATGAATGACAAACTCGTCAAGTTAGAAAATTGTAAAGTAGCCGTTATGGGAAAGTTACATATAGTGAACGATGTGTTTAATTACACTAAAACGTTTTTAGAAGGTGATAGATACGAAATAACTATCAATATAAGAAAGAAAATTTAAAAAAAAGGAAAGTGATTTTAAATGAAGAAATTAACTATCTTACTTGTGATACTCGCATTTTTTGTAATGTCTGTAAATGGATTGACAGCTCCTGCTTATGGCAATGTTGGACCAACTACAGAATTTGGCTTTGATATAAAAATTGTTGACGAGATAGAGGCAGAAGGATCATCCGCAGATGAATATGAAACTGTGCTGACCTTTACAGACCCGACAGCAGACAGAGTTATTACCGTACCTGATAGTGACCAGACGATAGGTACTGCAACCGTTATTACCGATGGCCTGATTTTAGAGGCTGATTTAAATGCCGATGAAGAACCTTCTGATAATGACATACTGACTTTTGATACTACCGGTGCGAATTTCAGTTGGCAGACTCCGGCAGAATTATCTTTGGCAGTTACAGTAGGAACTCCTGTTGATAGTCAGGTTGGCGTATGGACTGGAAACGGAACAATAGAGGGAGCTGCATCGTTTACCTATGACGGTGCTAATTTGCAATTAACCGGTGATATAGGTTCGACTGGAACGAAAATCACTAAAGGCTGGTTTACTGATTTAGAAGTGGCTAATGCCATAGCTGGAAGTATAACCGGAAATGCAGCAACTTTTACCGCGACAGATAACGAAAATGAAGCTTTAGCTTGTTTGGTAATCTTTGCAGATGGAGCAACAGGTGCGCAAGATGCAGAAACTGATGGAGACTTTACCTATAATCCTTCTACCGGTACGGTAACAGCTACAGAATTTGTTGGTGGTGGTACTGGAATAACCGGGGTAACTGCTACGGCCAATTATGTAGCCCATTTCATGGATGTTGACGCGGCTGATGCCGATTATGTTCACGCAGCTATAACCGGAACTGGTGCAAGTCAGGATGTCTCAACAGCAATTACCAACCCCGATTATGGTAGGAATATTACCGTGACCTGTTCTAATGTTGCCACTCCTTCTGGTGTAGTAACTATTACCGGGACTTTGGCAGATGGCACTACTGCAGCAACTGATGCAATAACTATAATTGCTGGTAGTATTGCAAGTGGTGTAAAACCGTTTGTATATGTAAGTAATATTAATACACCCGTTGGGCTTAGTGCTTCAGATAATGTAACCATCGGCATAGGTGATATTATCGGGCTTCAAAATGCAATTAGTGCCGAAGCTGACATCTATCTAAAAACAGTTGATGGTGTTGAAGAATACGGAGAAATAGCCGGAAAAGCGAATACAACCTATAACACCTTAGACTGCTCTACTATCGTTCAGAATGAGGACATAACCGTATATTACCATCCATAAAAATAACAATTAATTATTGAGGGGCGGGTAAAACCGCCCTTTGATAATTTTATAAAGTAGGTGACTTTATGCACAAAAAATTAAATATAATCTTGATTATCCTATTAATATTAATAGCAGGATTTGTCTATATATGGAGTGCGCCCTCTACAGGTCAGCTTGGCGCTCTTACAGATTTTCTACATGATTTAGCCATGAATAACCATATCATATATGAAGTGAATAACATTCAGTTTAATGGAGAATATGATAATGGCAATTCAGGGGCAGCCAAGACTATCGACTGGGATAATGGGCAGTATCAAAAGGTGACTGTATCGGAAAATACTACTTTGTCATTTTCCAATGAATTTGTAGGCACTTTAACTGTAAGGATTATTTATGGTGGTGCGTATACCGTTGCTTTTGATGGTGGCGATACGATACTTGAGGAAGGTGGAACGGAATTAGTATTCACAGAAACCAACGCAGCGGTTGATGTGTTAAAAATAATGAATTATGGAACTGCCGACACTTATATAGTTGGTGTTCTACTTGACGTAAAGGATTAAACAATGAAAAAATATATATTACCATTAATATTAATATTGTGTTTAACCTTTACCTTAACTGGCTTTTGCTGGGTAGCAGGATATGACCAACGAATAAAATTAACTATAGATAATACTAAAATAGACACCGCTAATTTAACTTGGTTTCCTGTAACTGTATTTTTAACAGGTTCACAAGCAGAAGAAATATTTAGTGAACTTGATGCAGATGCAGACTATATGAAAGTTGCATTTACAAAAGCAGATGGGGAAACTGAACTATATGCTGAATGCGAACTATTTGCACATGAAAATATAAAAAGCAACTTTGAGACTGGTGGAGATTCCCCTGGATATCTTGGAGATGGGTCTAATGTTGATTACTGGATTGCAAGTAAATTTACTATAGGCATGGGTTTTTCTTGTGATGGTGCATCCATATATCTTACAGGTCAAAATGGAAATCCTACGGGAGATATTACTTTTCGTATTGAAACTGATGTTGGTAGTGAACCTTCTGGAACTCTTGCCCACGCCAATGCTACTGGAACTGTAGCCAATGGAGATATCACTACAACTGCGTGGAATAAGGCTTCGTACACTCCATTTACTTTATCAGCAGGAACTTATTGGTTGGTTTATTATATTCCTGACCAAGCAACTGATGTTCGTTGGTTAGTTCAAAGAGACGCTGCTGGTGGAATAGGACAAGCTGCATATAGCACTGACCATGCATCAAATTGGATTTTACCAACAGTAGATACCTATGTGATTTATTATAGGATTTATGGGCATAAAGCAATATACCACGTCAGCAGGGATGGTTGGGTTATCACACACGATGCAGATACAGATTTCTATATGTATTATGACAATGACCACGCAGATAATACAACTTATATTGGAGCAATAGATACGACTGCTGGAGTTGCTGTCTGGGACAGTAATTTTAAAGCAGTCTATCACATGAATGATGCAACTACTTCAACGATAAAAGACAGTACTTCTAATAATAATGATGGAACAAAATTGAGTGCTAATAACCCGATTCAAGTTGTAGGGAAAATAGGCAAAGGGCAAAGTTTCACAAGTGATTATATTACAATGTCAGATAATGTTGGACTTGACTGTACAACCCCAACAGTGGAAGCACTTATTAAGGCTCCTTCTGCACAAACCACTAATTATAGTGGGATTGTCCATAAAGGAGACAAAAGTGGTAACGGTTATACTGGATATGGATTAAGAACCACTGAACCAGGATTTGGTGTACAACTTATAATGGATTCAGGAAATTCAATTTCTACCACTGTCTTAGATAATACTTATCAATATTTTGCTGCAACGGAAGATGGAACAAATTCAAAAATATATTTCAATGGAACAGAAGAAGATAGTGATTTAACTGGTGCTTGTGGAACAAATGCTCTTAATTTATATTTAGGAAGAACAGCGAGTGCAAATGAAAAATTTACAGGTATTATTGATGAAGCCAGAGTTTCAAACATTGCACGTTCTGCCGCTTGGATAAAGGCAACCTATAATAGTTTATGGGATACTTTACTTACTTATGGGAGTGAGGAAACAGCACCAAGCGGAACGAATGTATTATTTATTTTTAGTAATTTTTAAGGAGATGATGTAATTGGATTTAACAGGAATTACAGGTGAAACAATTTATAAGTATGGCACATATATTTTTATCTTTTGGGTAGCTACTTTTCTTATACGTAAAATGTGGAGCTTATTTGAAGGAAAAATAACCAATATAGATAATAACGTAACCGAAAGTAAAAAGCTAAATAAGGATATTGCGGTTATACAAGCACAAACTCTAAAAAATCTCGACAAGTATGAAAAAAATAGTGATGAAGCATGGAATAAATTATTGGCAGGTTTTGATAGAATATTGGAATTATTAAATGGTAGAAATCCCGCAATAGCTAAATTAAGAAGTGAATTGAAAGAAATAAAGGAAAAGATTAAATGATTTCCAAATTATCTACGATTGCAACCCTAAATACTGACCTTTTACACCTTGCAAAAACTATTTATGGTGAAGCAAGAGGAGAAAGTATAGAGACTATGTTTGCAGTTGGATGGGTTATACGGAATAGGCTACAAGCAAAAAGATATGGCGGTACTTACAAAGATGTAGTTTTACAACCGAAGCAGTTTAGCTGTTGGAATAAAGATGACCATAATTATAAGGTAATAAAAGGTGTAATTAAAGGCAGGCTCTGGGAAGTGTGTATCGGTGTAGCAATAGTTGTTATGCAAAGTGCAGAGAAACACAATCCTGTTGTTGGTGTGAAGCATTATTACGATAAGAGTTTAGACAGCAACCCTCCATATTGGGCAGAAGAAGGAGAGTATATGGCTGTCTATGGAGTGAATAACCTTAGACTGATTAGAGGTGTAAGGTAAAGGAAAAAGTATGATAAAAGTTATACTAATCTATTTATTAATAATAATTATATCATTTTTAATTGGGCTTTCAATAAGACTAAATAATACCAAAAGTAGCCTTGATAGAAATACAACTATCGAGTGTGAAGGCGGGATTTGCCCGGTGCCAGAGGAGTATGAAGATGGTAGCGATAGAAGATGAATACTTTTAGGAGGTGGGTATTTGATAGATATAAAATGTCCGGAATGTGGCTCAAGCGATTGGATTTATAGTGGATATGCAAAATTAAAAAAAAGGGAAACAGAAAAAGCACAACAATTCTTCTGTAAAGATTGTCAAACCACATTTACGGATAAAAAAATATTAGACCAATTCCCGGACATAGACCTTGAAATATTAAGAGAGAATATTAGACTTGCTAAAAAAACCCAGCGGTTTGCCGATTCTAACCGTATAGAACGGAAATCATTTCGGGAATATGCAAGGTTAGATAATGCGGTAAGTGAATATAATAATGAATTAGTTAAAGTATTAGACCAATATAATCTTGCTAAATTTACCATTAAACATAAAAATTACCAGAATGAGGCAGCGGGGATATTCCATTTAACCGACCCGCACTTTAACGAACTGGTCAACCTTGCCATCAATAAATATGATTTTAATGTGGCCTCAAAACGATGTAAATTATTCGTTGAAGAAGCGAGGGAATATTTTAAGCTAAAGAATGTTAAGAATATTTTGTTTGCTGTGACAGGGGATTTGCTTAATTCTGATAGGCGGTTAGATGAATTGCTGGCACAAGCGACTAATAGAAGTAAAGCTACTTTTTTAGCTGTCCGGTTAATTGAACTGATGATCCTTGACTTAAATAAAGATTTTAATTTAACGGTAGCTAATGTAACAGGTAATGAAAGCAGGATAGCCAAAGATATAGCCTGGAATAATATATTAGCTACGGATAATTATGACTTTACGATATTTAATATATTGGATTATCTATTCAAGGGCAGTAAAGGAATAACATTTCTTACCAATACTGACCCAATGGAGCAGATTGTAAAGGTAGGAAATAAAAATATATTGCTTATTCATGGACACCAAATAAAAGGAAAAACTGAACACGCAATACAGGGAATAAAAGGTAAATATGCGGCTAAAGGGATAACAATTCATTTTATAGTATCAGGACACCTACATTCAGCACGAATAGGTGATGTATACGCAAGGGGTAGTTCTATTGTAGGGGCTAATGAATATAGTGAAAGGGGATTGCAGTTAACCAGTAGGGCAAGTCAAAATATACATATCATTTATAGTTCGAATAGGATAGATAGCATTAAGATAGATTTACAACATACGGAACATATTGAGGGATATGATATTGAAACTGAAATTGAAGCCTATAATGCTAAAAGTAGTGACAGGATACGGAAAAAAAGAACGGTCTTTGAGGTAATAATTTAATATGGGGGTGTAAGGTTTCGATGGCAGAGTAGCTTTGAAATTACATACGACTCCTGCCCGCAAGTAGTGAGAACCGCTACGGGCATCGTAATTTAAGGTGAAAACCAGACTCGGGTTCGATTCCCGACGCCTCCACCATTAATGGGGGTAAACAGATTCTTTTTAGAATGGCAAGTTTTTAGACTTGTTACCCTCAGGCACCATATTACACTCACCATGCCTCTTAACAATGCACACCCTGGCGTGAGTGGTAAGGAGTAACTATACAGTCGACTTACGATGTGTAAGTCTATACGTGCTGTATGGTTGGGTAGCCGTTCTGCAGGCGGTAGCGACTGGGTGGGTAGTGTCGCAAAATCCACCAATGCGGGTTTTTCAGAAAATCTGGCATTAGTGGACTGTAAAAATAAGTTATATTGGTTATGCACAACGTAACCTGACAGGACACAAATTACATTATAAGTGTAATACTTTCGACGGGGTGGAATATATTGCAGTTGTAATGTAACATCTATGGCAATAGTGTTCACTACCGTAGAAATGTTCACCTAAAAGTATACATTTATTGAGAAGTGTAGAGACTTAATGAGGAGATTAGAAATGAAATTACATAAAGATTATGAAAAATATAT